GCACAAATTAAAACGGATCTTTTGGGTAATCATATAAAATGTGTATATGATGGTGCAGGTGCATATATGCATGATAATATTAAATATCTAGCATCTAATATCAATATTAAAGATATTCCGAAAATTTCTTCTGTTTTGACAAATTACAATTTTAATATGTGGCTTGGTGTTGGAATACCAAATGATACTAAATTGTTGAAAAATGAAAAGTTATTAAATGTGATTGATACATTAAATCAAAACAAGGAATATATACAAAAATTAAATGATCATCAACTGTTTATAAATTCATATAATAAATCAAATGGCACAGTTGATAGGATTACCGAACAATATAGGGCTTTACAATAATACAAATTTGTTGTATAATCCAATGCAAGGAGATTACAAATGCGTAAAGTAATACTTTCAGTAACACTCACACTAGCCGCAATGTCTGCTAATGCACAATGGCATCATCACCAACACTATTATCATGGCGGCGGTGGTATCGGTTGGGCTTTTCCTGCATTAGTTGGTGGTGTTATTGGATATGAAATCGCAAGGCAACCTGCACCTGTTGTGGTTCAACCACCAGTTGTAGTTCAGCCTCAAGTAGTTACTGATCCTAATCTTGTAATTGTAAACGGTGTTTTATATCGCAAGGTTATGATGCAAGTAAATGGCACTTATCAGGAGGTCCTGGTAAGACCATAATATGGTTGTATGAAGCAACTTGAAACGTGTTCAAGACGCCGGTTCGACTCCGGCCTGGTCCACCATAAAACACATTGACTGGCCTCTAGGTAATAGTCAACATGAAGCCGAGCAAGGATGCAGAGTCTCGGATTAAAGACTAAGTGTGTTTTATAATGGGCCAGTCATTGGTTTCGATTGGGCAAATAGTATAGAAGTGGACAACTCGACACAGAGAGTCGCTAAAAGTAAATCAAGTAAATGCAAATGATGAAAAGTTCGCATTGGCTGCCTAAGTAAAGGCACCTAGGGTTTTGGTGATTGTACCTCGTAACAGAATCAATCACCAACATGTTCAACTATAGGAGAAAATATGAAAATTAAAAACGTAATTTTGGCAAGTTTGCTTGCAGTCGGATCCACCGCATTTGCTCAATCAGTAACAATTGGTTACGCATTGCGTGATTTGGCCACAGGTCAACAAGAACACCAAAATAGTTTTTCGGTTAAATCACCAAGTTTTGGTTCATTGACAGGTGATGTTGGTGTTTCAGCTTCACAAAATGACAAAACTTTTGTTTTGACTAATCGTTATGAAATTGGTGTTACACACAGTCAACCTTTGCCTGCCGGACTTTCAGGTGATTTCCGTGTAGCCCAAGGATGGAAAGCAAAATCTGGTATTGATACCACAACATATTATGTTTTGGAACCTTCTTTGACAAGTAAAATTGCAGGAACTCCTGCTTCTGTAAAAGTTGGTTATCGTGTGCGTAATGCATGGGATTCCAACGTTGCAGACAACTCCAAGACCACTCGTCTAGCAGTTGCATACGATTTGACTAAACTCGATAAAGTTAGTCTAGGTCGTGATTGGCAGCGTGGTGATGGTGCTTTGCAACAAACCACATTGCAATATACCAGAGCATTCTGATGAAATGAGTTTTTAGGTGGTTCTCTAAAAAACCACCTCAATCAACAAAGGAAAACAATGCGAAGTAGGCCTATACTTCTAATGTTAGTTCTGTCCACAATCGTGTTGATGTTGAACGCAATCAATATTAACATAAACAATAAATTCCCAATCAAAGCATCATACAGTCAACTCACAAAAGATGCACAAAAACAAGTGACATGTTTGGCAGAAAACATTTATTTCGAAGCTGCACATGAGCCTACACAAGGCAAGATGGCAGTAGCATTTGTAACAATCAATCGTGTTCTGACCGGCAATTATGCTGGTAATATATGTGATGTTGTATACCAAAAAACTGGAAACACATGTCAATTCTCCTGGTATTGTGACAAAACATTTACCGATAGACGCTTGACAATCAAGAGCACTTCATTATATAATGACATTCGTGAGTTAGCAACAAACATCGTTGTTAATTTCGAAAGAATCGAGGATGTAACATATGGAGCAACCTATTACCACGCCGACTACGTTAGACCCGGTTGGAAATTGGACAAAGTTGACCAAATTGGTCGACACATTTTTTACAAAAGAAAAGGTGATGAAATTGACAGAAACAAGGAGTTCTACTGAAATGCCTATGAATAGTAATTCTACATTTATTACAATCGTGGTTTGTGTTATGATTATGTGTATGACAGGAATTATTTCCGTGTCTTTGAATTATATCAATGATCGTAATAACATGGCCAAGAATGTTGAAGCTGCAATCAACAAAGGTGTTGATCCTCTTGCAGTTAAATGTGCGTATGAAACCAATCCTACCGCTACCTGCATTTCTTATGCATTGAACGTGAAAAAATAATATGTACGAAAATAAAACAAATGAACTTAGAATAAATTGTATATTTCCTGTAACGATCTGTGATATTGATATTGACCGTGATTTTACTGAAGAAGAATTGAAGTTTGTTTCTAAACATAAAGAATTAACTACTGAAAATACTCTGAATAAAACAAGTCAAAACACATTCATTTTAAATTCGGATGAAATGACGGATATCAGGCAGTTTTGTTTGTTAAACACATCAAAATACTTTCATGAAGTGTTAAAGGTACACCCTGCTACAAGTTTGTATATCACACAATCTTGGTTGAATTTTTCCGGAAATCAACAAGGACACCATACACATTCTCATCCGAACAGTATTGTGAGTGGTGTTTTTTATTTTGAATCTGATGAGAATGATAAAATAAAATTCCACAGGTCCTATGATTCAGATCCTTTTCCGAAAACTGAATATGATATTTTAAATTCCGAAACATGGTGGTTTCCTGCCACAAAGGGTAAACTAATATTGTTTTCATCAAAGACGGTTCATTCTGTTGACATTAGGGAAAGTAATGTTCCTAGAATAAGTTTGTCCTTTAATACATATTTCAAAGGACAAATTGGACATCCTTCTCATTTGAATTATTTGAAACTTTAATTATGCCTACGAAAACAGAAATCCAAGAATTTAGTGATGCTATCGTAAAGATGGCCGAAGAAACACGTGAACCTATCATGGATACGATTGTATCTTATTGTGAAAAAACGGGTCTAGAGATTGATATTGCTTCTACACTTATTTCTAGTTCCTTAAAATCAAAAATTCGTGAAGAAGCACAAGAGTTAAATCTTTTAAAGAAAACCGCAAAACTTCCAGTATGAACTTTGTTTTTCAAGAGCGGAATGGTTACTCTGCTTTTGCTTTGTATAATTCGTTGAAACTTCACTTCAGTTCACCATCATACGATTACTTCAGGTATCATGGCAAAACAAACATAAGTGAAAATTCATTCATGTTGAGGAAAGACAAATATTCTTTCTATAAATTGTCACGCAAGTATAATCTTGAGGAGTTGAAAAACTTCTACATTTCCAATTTGTTGGAAAAAGATATCAAGTGGATTGGTGATATCATGGGACCCGAGGGTGAGGAAAACTACAAGTCCTGGAAAAAAACGCAAAGAAAGCTTGACATACCAGTTCGAACAAGATATAATACACCTATTCGATTCATCTGGTAATTTCCTGTATGTTGATAATGGTTCTTATCCGTACCTATTGACTATGATGTTACAAGGTGAAGTGATGATTGAAACCGTGGCCATACTAAATGACATGATGGGGTTCTTCCCTATGTGGGAAAGAAAGATAACTGATGATATCATTTGGCCAAATTGGAAACTAAAGATTGAAAAGTATACACCGTTTATACAATATGATAAACAGAAATTCAAGTCTATTGTGAGAGAAAGCCTACATGAAAATATCTAAAATTTATGTTGACATGGATGGTGTTCTTTGTGACTTTGAAAAGCGATACAAAGAATTGTATGGCAATATTAAAGAACACGACCGTAGAAAAACATTCAGGCCAAACTTTTTCGATTTTATTGAATCCAATCAGTTTGCAACTTTGGATCCTATGTCCGATTTTTCAACATTGAAAACATTTTTGGATTCTATTGATGTGCCTAAAGAGATTCTATCTTCAACAGCATACGAAGAAACATACCAAACAATTTCAAACCAGAAAAATATTTGGTTACAAAAACATGGAATCAATTGGGCACCCAATTTTGTTCCAGGCAAACGACACAAATATAAGTTTGCCACAACAGATTCGATAATCATTGATGATACCTTGAGTGTCATTGAAGATTGGCGAAAAGCAGATGGTAAAGCCATCTGGCACAATAACGCATCTTCTACCATTACTCAGCTAAAAATGTATGTTTAAAATGGATAAATATACATATATGATGAATAAAGTGGATAATACGTTTACACTCCGTCTATACTCCGTTAATACGAAAGGAAAATTATGAGCTCATTTGCATCTCTAAAAAAATCTTCAGGCAATCTGGAGACACTCACTAAAGCCATTGAGAAACTCAACATCTCAGATAGTGGCAAATCCGAAGATAAATTCTGGCGTCCAGAAGTAGACAAAGCTGGTAACGGTATGGCAACTTTCCGTTTCTTGCCTGCACCTCCTCAAGATGGTGATGACGGTCTACCCTGGGTCAAAGTCTTTTCTCATGGATTCCAGGGTCCTGGTGGCTGGTTGATTGATAACTGTTTGACAACCAAGAACCAACAATGTCCAGTTTGTGAACACAACAACCGTTTGTGGAACTCTGGCATTGAGGCCAACAAGGAAATCGTGCGTAAACAAAAACGCAAACTCAACTACATTGCCAACGTTTATATCGTCAGCGATCCAAAACATCCTGAGAACGAAGGACAAGTTAGATTGTTCAAGTTTGGTAAGAAAATCTTTGACAAGATTAACGAAGCAATGAATCCTGCTTTTGAGGATGAAACACCTATCAATCCATTTGATTTGTGGAAAGGTGCAAACTTCAAATTGAAGATTCGTAAAGTTGATGGCTACCAAAACTATGACAAGTCCGAATTCGAATCACCATCTGCATTGATGAGTAACGATGAAGAACTTGAAAAGATTTGGAATCAGGAACATTCTCTACAAGATTTGGTTTCCGATAAAGAATTCAAGTCTTATGATGACCTGAAAGCTCGTTTGGATAAAGTTTTGGGTGCTACTGATGTACCTAAGACTACTGTTGAACAGGCTCGTGCAAAAGTGCCTTCACTTCCTCCAAGAGCTGAACATGATATCGCATCAGACGATGATGATGATATGGCTTATTTCAGCAAGTTGGCTGAACAAGACTAAAAACAACTTCTTATGTTGTTGCAACCCCG